CCAGGACGAACAGGCCCTTGTACAGCACCCACCCGAGTACGAGGGCGACGACGCCGATCGGGCCGTAGCCGAGCAGGTAGCCGGCGATGCTCTCGCCCGGTCCCCCGATAGGCGGCACGCTGTCACCCGGGATGCCCAGGGGGACCGCTCGGGCGAGGAAGGCTGCGGCAGCAAGCCACTGCACCGGGCGTCCCCCCTAGCTCAGTACGACTCCAGGACATCCGCGGCGGGAACGGTGATGGTCTGGCCGCCCGTGAGCACCCGGGCATACGGCTGGTACTGACCGGGCACGAGCACGCCCGTTGCGCCCGTGCCGACCTGGCAGCGCACCCGGAACGACCCGTCAGTGGCAGCAACCCAGTCCGCGGCGAGGAACGTCGCGGTATCCGGTGACTGGCCGACTGGCACGAACGCCACCGTGACCGGAAGCGAGAGCGCTACCGGGTCCAGGTCGTTGCCGGCGTCGTCCTGCAAGGTCTGAATCGAGATCAGCACGTTGCGCACGGGGTCGGCGCTGACGATCTTGGCGAGGCCCATTCAGGTGCTCACCGCCCCCGCCGTGACCTGTTCGCGGACCGGGCCCGCTCTTGCCTGCTGCATGACGTGGCCGGCCGTGAAGGCCTGGATGATCCCGCCGGCCCTGATCAGCGCAGTGAAGCTGAGCGTGAACGAGCCCGCGGCGCTGCTCACCGTGACCGCGGCGCCGACGAGGAAGATGCCGGACAGGATCCCGCCGGCCGCGGCGCTGACCGTGACCGCGGTCCCGCCGAGAACGGCCGTCATCGTCAGCGCGGCAGTCGTGCCCGCTGAGCTTGAAGCCGTTCCGCTCAGCGAGGCGGACCACGCGAGCGCGCCTGAAGTACCGGAGACCGTCACGGCGGGCCCGGTGATCGCAGCGGACGATGCGAGCGACCCTGCAGCGGAAGACGCCGGGGACGAGGTGCCGCTGACGCCCATCGACTGGGCGAGCGAGCCCGATGCGGTGCCGGACGATGAGGCCGTCCCGGCGATCGAGCCCGGCGACCCGAAGTCACCCGCGGAACTGCTAGCCGATCCGCTGGTGCCCGAGATGACGGCCAGCCACGCGAGGCTGCCCGCGGCAGTTGCCGGGCTCGCCGCGGTCCCGGCCATGCTCATCTGCTGCGCGAGCGACCCGGCCGACGTACTGGCCGACGAGGCCGTTCCGGACATCCCGGTGAGCGCCACGGCACCGGCCGTCGATGAAACGGATGTTGCGGACCCCGCGATAACAGCGGTCCAGGCGAGGCTCCCGGCCGCCGCGGAGGTACTGGCGGCGGTTCCGGAAAGCGCGGCGGTCCAGGCCAGCGACCCTGAGGCAGAGCTTGCCGATGACGCCGAGCCCGTGATCGCGGTGAGCGGAAGCGCCCCGGCTGAGGATGACGCCGACGATGCGGTGCCCGATATGACCGCGGTCCAGGCCAGCGAGCCTGCAGCCGAAGATGACGATGAGGCCGCCGATGCGAGCGCCGCGGCCTGCGCGAGAGCGCCCGCGGCGGCCGGGGAAGATGTCGCAGTGCCCGAGATGACGGCCAGCCACGCCAGTGCTCCGGCTGACGTGCTCGCGGAGACCGCGGTCCCGGCCAGGACCCACGAAGTGGCAGAGGTTTCCGCGAGCAGGACGGCGACGCCGAAGAACTCCCCGGCATCGCCCCAGACCGGTGCCTGAGCTGACGCGGTGCACGCGGCGTTGTACACCATGCCGTTGGAGTGGGCGTCGTCCTGGTAGGTGTAGCCGCTGGTTGATCCGGAGCTTGCGGAACCGGTGTCGTTGGCGAAGCAGAAGTACAGGTCCCCTGAACCGGACGGGGTGAGGGACGGCATCGTCGCGGTCCCGGTGCTGCCCAGGTTGCCCTGCGAGCCGTCCAGCGCCCACGAGCCCACCGTGGTACTGAACTGCTGGCCGGCGCACCGCAGTGCCGGCAGCGAGCCGTTGAACGTCAGCGTCGCCGTGGCGGATCCGGTGGCCGTGGCCTTCCCGGCGAAAACGGTGGCGCTGCCCCAGCCCGACGCCCCGCTGAACGTCCATACGGTGCCGAGCTGAGTCCAGGTGCAGTTCCCGCCGCTGACGGACGTGCACCAGACCACCTGCGAGTCGGCCTGCACCTCGACCAGGTAGAAATGGCCTACTGCCGTCGGGTTCAGGGTCAGGCTCGCGGTGGTGGTCTGGACTATGGTGCCGACCGCCGCGAAGGTCACGTCACGTTCTCAGGGCGCGCGATCAGTAGGGGCCGGTGACGGCGGTCAGCGCGTCGGAGAAGTTGAACTCGCTGCCCTGGGTGGCGGTGCCCTGGTACACCTGAGCGACCGTCGCCATGTAATCGCACATGTTCAGGAACGTCTGCGCGTCGTCGGAGCCGAATCCGATTGCTTCCAGCCCGGCCAGCCCGAGTTCGTTGGCGTACACGGACAGGGCCAGGATCTGCTGCGCGGTCGACCGCAGCGCCATCGCCACTGATGCCAGCTGGGCGTTCATCTGCGCGGCGGTGGCCGTCGTGCCTACTGCCATGTGTTCCTCCGGATCAGGTCGATGGCTTCAGGGAGCAGCACGAGCGCGACCGGGCATCGGTGCGCGCCGGCCCGGAGCCCGGAGCAGTCCCCGCATGACGCCGTGCGGCTGGCAGAGAGTTCGTGGGGGCGGCACAGGTACAGGTCCCGGGCGTGGCCGTGGAGGCAGACGCGGCGGTACAGGAGCGCCGGGGTAGCGCCGCAGACGGCCTGCAACTGGTCGATGATCGCGGCGCACGGCCAGGCGCGGGGGATTTCGAGGCTGGGCGATACCGGCTCGATCAGGTGAACTGCCATCGCTCACCCGCCCCGAACTGATCTAAGTGATCTTCAGGTCGTCGCCGTCCCAGGACACGCTGTTGTCAATGACGCTGAGGAGCCTCCGCGCCGGCACGACGTGATCCCCGAACGAGACGAGGGCCGTACCGGGTGGCGGAAGCGTCAGCACGTCAACGGTTGTCTCCAGTGCGATGGCCAGCCCGAGCATCTCCTCGGCCACTAGTCGGCGTTTGCCCGCCTCAACCTCACTTGCCGTCTGCCTGTACCAGCGCCAGCCGAGCGCGGTCATGCGCGCTGCGAGGTTCTCCTGCTTGATGCCGAGACGCGCCCGCGCCGCGCGGACGTTGGCGGCAAGGATCTTGGCGTAAGGCTCAGGCTGCACGGGATGCATCGTAGGGAACGGCGACACACACCAGTGCCTCTGATCAAAGGTCTGCGTAGCCGATATTGCTCGATCCGCAGTCCATGCACGCCACTACCGCGCCACGGCCGTGCTTCCCTTGACGCAGTTGAAGGTTCCCAATGGCGTTGTGCACCGGATCGCCGTCTTTGTGGTGCACCGTCTCACCGGGCAAGAGGGGCCGGCCTAGGTGCCGTGCCATCACCAGGCGGTGCTCCATGACATATCCGTTGGCCAGCGGCTTGATAAGTTTCAGATCACCCGCTGAGGGCCACGTAGCGATGTACGCACCGAGGCGAATGCGGCCACCCTTCCATGAGTGTGACTGCTCTCGCCGCTTGGCCGGGTGCCGTCTGCTGACGCCGGCCTTCTCCAGCGAGTACGCCACTCCAGCCTGCGATACGCCCATGTCGGAGGCTATCTTCTCTGCGGACTCACCCCGCCGGTAGCGCTCCGCAGCTTCCGCGACCCGCTCCGGAGTCCAGAAGGTTGGAGCGTTCTGCGGCCGGATCTCAACATTCATGCGGTGCAACCACGACTTGATCGTCGGGGCCGAAACGCCGTGACGGCGGGCTAGGGCGCGCTGGGTATCGCCGGCCCGGTATTCGGCCGCTACCCGCTCTGCCTGCGCTTCGTTGTACAGGTTATTTGCGTGGCCGAATGGCCTGCGCGGTATATCGGCATCTGAGAGAACGCCCGTCACGTAATCGGTGCGACACCCGAGATGCGCCGCGATGTCACAGACCGAAGCGCCCGACTGATACGGCCTGATCGCCTCATCCCGGCGCTCGGTCGGCATGAGCCATGTCCGGATGGTCCCGCCCCGCCGAAGTGGGACTTCCTGACGATGCAGGGCGTTCGTAACAGCCTTGGCGGAGATGCCGAAGGTGGCCCCGATCTCATAGGTGGTACGTCCGGCTCGGTAAAGCTCTGCTATCTGTCCGTCTTCGTCGCGAAGGAAGCGTTTCGGCATACCTTTACAGTAACAGATTTCATAGTGTACAGGTGAAGGATGCCGCCGCCGCTGTAAGGCTGTCACCAACAAGCGGGGTCCGGGCGTTAGCGAGCAGGAACGAGGCGAGGATCAGGCTTGTCGTGCCCGATACCGCGTCAGTCAGGATCGCCCACGTAGCGGTTCCCGGGGCGGCGGTGGTGATCGGGCCGAACGTCAGCGTGCCCGAGTTGGAGATCACCGAAGGGGACGCGGCCGACGCGGAACCGGGGCCGAACACCTGACGCGCGTAGCCATCTGAGGTGGAGAACTCGGTCAGGGCCGCCATGGTCAGGTCGGTGGCGTTCGGCGCGGCGGTGACCAGTGCCAGCCAGATGCTTCCCGCCGCCGCTGACTGGGTCTTGCGGAAGATCGCTTCGAGGGCTATCTGCTCGCCGTGCTCGTTGAGCTGTCCCGATGAGAGCGGCATCTACCTCGCCTCCCCAAGCGCCGTGAAGTGGCCGGCGAAGAACTCCGGCGAGACGGCCGAGTTGCGGTTCGTGCCCGACCGGTCGGTCCAGGCGAGGATCAGCGCCCCGGTGCCCTCATCGGTGGCAACGTGCTCGATCTCCGTGCCGTGGGCCAGGTCGAGGTCCCGCATCTCGGCGGGCAGTTCCCGGCCCGATTCGTTCGCGTGGTGCTCGCCGACCCCTTTGCATTCGGGGTGGGAGTAGGCGTAACGGCTCACCATGTGTCCTTTTCGGTAAGGGGGGTTGCGGCCCGGCACCGGCAGCCGGCTAGCCCTGCCGCTCCGGGTCGCCCGTGCTGCTGCCGCCCAGGTCCACAGGGCTGCCGGTGCTGGTATTTCCCAGCCACCCGGGCCGGTTGCGGCGGTGCCAGTGCTTTGAGCCCTCGAAGCCCCACAGGATGGCTCCCCGGCCGCGCCACACCTCTACTTTTCGCCCGCGTGCCCGCGACGCCCTGGCGGCGAGCAGGCTCGCGAAGTTCTCGGCCAGGCTCTGGAACGGGGTAATCGTCGCGGTCTCGGCGTCCTCGTCATACTCGTACCGGCCGCACAGGAACGTCACCGGGCCGGGCGCTACCTCGCCGCCGTAGGCCTGGTCCATCATCAGCAGCTTGTAAACGGGCGCCCCTTCGGGCGTTCCGGTGAAAAACATGCCGATGTCGGTGGGCTGGCCGCCCAGGGTGAGGAGTTCGCCCTGCCTGACCGTGAACGGGCCGGCGTAGGAGGCCCGCTGGTACTGGCCGAGTACGAGATTGCCGATCGCCTGCGCGTCCCCGGCCAGCATCGGGCCCGAGTTCGAGATGTCGAGGAACGTTTCTATCCGGCCGTGCTTGGCGATGCTCGTCGCATCAGTGGCCCAGGTGGTCGAGAAGACGGCAGGGTAGCCCGCGCCCTCATCGGGAGCGGACTCGTACCTGATCTCGATGGCGTTGATATCGCCGCCGAGCGTTCTCGGTGCGGGAGAGGTCGCGACCAGCAGCCGGGTTGCCGTCATCGGGGTAGTAGGGACGGGGAACACCTGCACCTGGCAGCCGGACTGCACCCGCTTGACCCACCACGTCAGGCCGCCGAGGCTGCACAGCTGGGTCATCATGGCGTCGACCTGGATCGCGCCGGGGTCGGGGGGCTGGCCCAGGAACATGCCGGACGGGTGCCCGATGTCCGGCTGCTCCCAGCCGAGCCCGCGCCCGACCGCGTTGGCGATCACCTGGTCGGGGGCGTCGTCCTTCCACTTATTGCTGAAGTCGGCGGTGAAGCCGGCGCCCCACGTCCCGGACCCGTTCGCGGTGAGAGCCCAGCCGTTCGCCGTCTGCTGCGGCTCGGCGAGGGTGCCGTTCCAGGACACCGACCCGCCCCGGATCACTTCCACGATCCGGCCCGGGTCCGTCGCGTCGGTGCGGAGCCTCGGGTCGGCACCGAGAGTGCAGGTCAGCTGCTCGGCGCCGCCGGGGATCGTCCAGGACAGCTGAAGACCGGACACGGCGCCGAGCGTCCCCAGGTAGCGCGGCTTGGAGCCGTCGACCGCGAACGTGCGTACCTGGCTGCGGCCCGGCATCTGCTACAGGGTGCTCTGCTGCGGGTCAGGGCCGATGAAGCCGGACAGGGCGTTGCTGAAGTCGAAGTCGCTGCCCTGGGTGGCCTGCCCCTGAAAGATCAGGGCGTCGGTCTTGAGGTAGTCGCATGCGGCCAGGAACGCCGTGGCATCATCCGAATCCATGTCCGCCAGTTCCAGGCCCGGGATGCCGAGATCGTCGACATACTTCGCGAAGGCGACGGTGAGTACAGCCTGCACTTCCCTGACCTGCGCCAGGGCGCACAGCCGGGCGTTCAGGTTGGCTCCCGTCGTGCCAGCGCCGATGCTCATCTGACTGCTCCTCTTCGGTGTCGTTCAGGCAACGCGGGCGATGTGCACGGCGTCGGTGGTCAGGGTCATCCCGGAACCGGTGTAGGCGAAGGCCAGGTCAAGGTCGCGGTTACTGCCGCCGGTCAGGCCGGTGTTGTTCGCGACCGCGAACCACGTCGCGGAGCCGGCCACGCCTGTAGCGGTGTGCCAGCCGACTTCGAGCTTTGTCCCGGTCGAGGTCGCGGACTTGCCCCACACGGTGCATCGGACGTGGCAGCCGAGGTTGGAAGCGGAGGTCAGGAGCCCGGCGGCGGGGATGGCGAGGGTGGCGATCTGCGCGCCGCTGATGGCGCTGCCGACCGGTCCCCAGTTGACCGTCCACGTCACCGAGCCGGGAGCGGTCCCGGTGGAGAAGTAGCCGCTGAACTCGATCGTCCACTTCACCCCGGCCGCGAGGGTGTTAGCCGGGACCGTGAGCGCGGTGAGCTCAGTCGGGCCGTTCGCGGTGATGTTGCCTACCGCGACGTTCGCGGGAACCGGTCCGATAGCGGCGATCAGGGCGTTGAGCCGCGCTTCGGTCGCGTAGGACTTGGAATCGCTCATGACAGGCGGTCGATCATCCAGGCCGGGTAAAAAGTCAGTTCCGCGCTCGGTGCCGACCCGTCCGCGCTGTAGATCAGCAGTGCCTGGTTGCCGAGCGGGTCGACCGTCATCGGCGGCCCGCTGACCTGCGAGTAGGCCAGGACCGAGACGGCGTCGCCCCGGTCGAACATGGAGCCGTAGACGCCGCCGAGATCCGGCAGGCCGGACGGTGCGTCGAGCCAATACGACACGTAGGCCGTCGGCGATTCGATGATCACCGAGGAGCCCAGGGTGTCCAGGAACAGGCAGTCCTGGAACGAGTCCGAGGTGTTCCCGCTGGTGATGGTGATGGTGAAGTAGGCGTTCGTATTGCTGTCGGGGATCTGGTGATCGGGGATCGTCAGGTCGCCCATGTTGACCAGTTGCGAGGCGAGGTTGGCCGGCGTGACCGTCCGCGAGGTCGACTGGACGTAGACCGTGCCGCCTTGCTGCTCGTAATGGTTGACCGTGACCGTGAGCGTGCGGGAAGCGCTCGGGTTGTTCCAGGCCGCGCTGACGAGATAGACCGTGTAGGTGCTGCCGAACCGGCCCGGCTGCCCGGCGATCAGGGACGGAACCTGGTACTCGGTCGTGCCGTCGGGGGTGTCGGCGGTGTTCAGCGGGATGTACGGCGACAGGGTGTCGGGGGCGTCGAACCCGGGCCGGTGGACCACGATGGTCTTCGATCCGCCGGTCTGGTTGTAGGTCAGGGAGACCGCGCCCCTGGCGCCGGTGCCTCCGGGGGTCGTCATCAGGACGGCTACCGCGCCCGCGCCGCCGCCGCCGGCGGTCTTGCCGGGCCGGGACGGGAACACGATTCCGCTCGCGCCGCCGGCGCCCGCGAGGCCGCCGCCGGATGTTCCGCCGGTCCCCGTCGCGAAGCCGCCGCCGTTGCCGCCGCTGCCGGACGGGCCGCCCGCGCCGCCTCCGCCGCCCGGGAACGGTCCCGCGCTGCCGCCCGCGCCGCCCTGGCCGCCCGCGCTCACGGTGCCCGAGGTCAGGGTCAGGGAGTCGAACCAGTGCACCTCGTTAGCGGCGCCCGTGGCCTTGGCCCGCGTCCTTGCCCGGCACCACACCGAACCCGCCGGAGGGGTCAGGGTCGCGGTCGCCATGGCGGTCCACGCTGAGGTCACGTCCGAGGTATCGGACCCGAAAGCGCTGGCGAGGCTGACCCCGCTGACATCGAAGAACTCCGCGCCGAGGGAGCATGACCGGCCTGCCGTGGATGCCCGCGCGAACCCGTTCACGATGACGGGGAACAGGGGGTCGCAGGGTTCGCCCTGCGTCAGGATGTTCCCGGTGGCACACGATCCGGCCGACATGTCCCCGGATGCGATGGACGCCAGTTTCAGGCTCCCGGTGCCGGCCTGATGCTGGGTCGTGTCGGCCGACACGTTCGCGTTGCCGCTGCCGGCCCAGTTGCCTATCCCGCCGTCGAAGTTGCCCTGCTGCCCCGCCAGCTGCTGGGCCGCGGCCGCGCCGGTGCCGCCCGGCCCGGACGTCGCCGTGTCGTCGGCCCGGTTCGACCCGCCGTGGGCGAGGACGACCAGGCCGCCGTCGCCGGTAAACGACGCCGAATCGGCGACACCCGAGTTCGCGCTGCCCCCGGCGGGGACATGCACCGGGTAGGTGCTGCCGGGGGTGACCGGCACGCCTGGCTCGCCGTGGTACTCGCCGCCGCCGCCCGCCGCCCTGAACAGGTGCTGGGTGTCGGTCGACCCCTTGCCGCCGGCGCCGTAGGCCTCGGCCCGCTGGATCGCGGTCGTCCCGGCTGCGGCGAGGTGCAGGAAGTCGCCGGGAGTGGAGTACACCTTGGTGTGCTGGCTGACGGTCCCGGCGGGCTGCTCGATCTGCAGGGTGAACGGCGACCGGGCTGACCCGGCGATGCCGGCCAGGTCGATGACGGTCCCGGTGACGGGCTGCTGCGCGGCGGTGGTGGCGTAGGCGACGGCCTGGAACGTGTCCAGGTACAGCTCGGTGTAGGGCAGGTCCCCGGCCGCGCGGCCGGACACCTTGATCGTGTACCCGGTGATCGCGGACAAATTCAGGCTGCCGGTGACCGGGACGGGGACCCGGATCCGCTGCCAGACGGGAACGAAGCTGCTGTTGGAGGTCTTGACCCGGCGGGTCACGTGGGTGGACGCCGAGTGGGTGCCGTCGGTCAGGGTGAACGTGAACTGGACCGGCCCGGCGCCGCGCAGTCCCCACCAGGGGAAGTAGACGGTCGACCCGAACCCGGCCCACACGGTCAGCCCGTTGAGGCCGGCGAGGCTGAACGGCCCGATCCCGCTGCGGGTGTAGGAGGCGGCCTGCCCGGTGCCGTCGGTGCCGCTGTTCCAGAACGCGGAGAAAGACCCGGGGCCTTGCAGGGACTGGGACCAGTGGGTCCCGGTGACGGTCGTGTAGCCGTCGATCAGGACCGTGGAACCGGGCGCGGACTTGCCGGTGATCGGGGACGGGAAGTCGGCGATCACGGGCACGTCGGAGCGGCCGAACGGCGCGGCCTGGAACGTCAGCGCCATCGTGGAGACAAGGCCATGGTCAAGCGACAGCGAGTAGTCCACCACCGTGGCTGACGCCCGGTAGCAGTCGAGCACCAGCGGAAGCGCGCCCTCGCGCGTCCACTTCAGGGTGAAGGTTTCCTGGTCGATGGCCCTTACGACCATCTCCCGCGCCGCCGCGAGCGTCGCCCGGTCGTTCTGGGAACTGCCCGTGCTCGGGACCTGGATGACCAGCGGTATCGCGGGATTCCGGTTGCTCGACCGCCTGCCGACGGGCCGTTCCCCGTCAAGGATCAGGCTGGCGACGAACGACGGCTGAGGGTCGGGCGCGCCGAGGTCGTAGCCGGGGCCGAGCCGGAACTTGGCGCCCGCGCACTCGGGGATCGTGCTGGCTACGCCGCCGCCCAGCAATTCAAATTGCTCCGCGAGCACCAAAGAGTCCGTCATTCACCCGGCCCTCAGCTAGTGATGGCCGGGTGAATGACGCGAGCTATCTCGGCGAGTACATGGCCCGGTGCGCGGATCTGGTGGCAGCGCCCCCGATGGCGTCGGCGACCCCGTCAGCGGTCATCCCGGCGTTGTCGTAGACGGCACCGATGAGCCTTGAGATCAGGCCGGCAACGTCGCTGAGGGTTGCTCCCTGGTTCCGGCCTCCGCTGTCCCTGGTCAGGTGCTCCGGGCCGCCTGTGCGGTTGTCCATCAGCGTGATGCCGGGAAGAACCCAGCCGCCCGAGTCGAAGGACCGGATCCGGGGAGACAGTCCCGGTCCCTTCCCCCGCGCACCCGTAGCCGCGTCAGGAGGAACGCCGAACCCGGAGTTGCCGCCCGTGCTCGAAATCAGCGTGCCCAGGGCGGGGTCGGCGGCGTTCATCATCGTGCCGTCGCCGATGGACAGGCCCACGTGGCTCGCGGTGCCGTCGGTGCCGTAGAAGAACACGAGCGCGGCCGGCTGGTCACCGCTGGGCTGAGCCCAGAGCTGCTGTTCTTGCGACGTGCGGGGCGCGGGGATGCCGAAGTGATGGTAGACCCAGGACGTGTAGCCGGAGTTATGGACCACGAGACCCTCAGCCACGAAGTTGTGCGTGTCCTCGACCATGATGTCGTAGGTGTCCTCGACCTCCATCGGCTCGATCGAGGTCACCTTCTGCGGCGCGAAATTCGAGTCGGGCGGGAACATCTCGGCGATGCCGGGGCGGTGCAGAAGGTCGGCTCCCGCAGTCGACTGCTTCCTGCCCGTCTCATATGCCTCGAAGGTCCACAGCGACCGGGCGTTCCTGACTTCAACGCCCTTGATCACGATCGGCCGCGTGCGCTTCATCTCGCGGACTCGCGTCACGTTGTGCCCGATGACCAGGTGCAGGTTGCGGACATCCTTGATCAGCCGGCGGTTAGCCGCCTTGTAGCTGAGTGCGGGATCGCTGGCCCGCTTGACCCGGTGGCCGTCAGCGGCTGTGTAGCCGTCCAGGAAGGCCTGAATGTGACCGTGCGGCAGCGACCACAGTTCACGCGGCAGAACCCGGTCGGTGCTCTTGGCGTCCATCCCGAAACGGCGGAAGCCTGTGGCTAGCGGCTCGCTGAACAGGTAGACGCCGTGCTTGTCCGTCTCGCTGCCGCGCTTGCCGCAGAAGTCGTCCAGCCGCCGCTGAGTCTCTTCGCGCAACTCGCCGAAGACGCACAGGTCAACCCGGTTGGCCCGCGCGTGCGACAGGGCACCGTCGCCGAAGGCCAGTCCGAGCAGCCACAGGAACCGCTTGTCGGCGAGGAGCGCGTCGGCCGGTTCTGGCGCATCGTCCGGGAGGCTTCGCAGGGTGACGATGATGTCGTCGCGCCGCAGGTCTTCAAGGTTGACCCATTCGGCTGTCCATGCCTTCGGGCGCTTGACGCCGGCGGCACTGGCCCCGCGCGGACGGCGCGGCGTGCCGGTCTCGTCCAGGCGCCGGCTCACCGTCATGACCGCGATGCCGAGATGGGCGGCGATCTCCGACAGGGAATAACCGCCGAGGTACAGGTCTCGGACCTGCTCGCTGCTCACCGGGTGCGGTTGCTGGCCGGGCGGACGGCTGAGTGCCGCAGGCAGATCGGGGAGACCTGAAGGCGGACGCGGGACGGTATCTCCCTGCCGCAGCGTCAGGAACGGGTGATTGCCCGAGGCGACGATCTCGCGGTGAATGGTCCGCAGCCGGTAGGTCTGCTGATGGCGGGGGGCACTACGACGCAGCACGCGGCTGGCGGCAAGCTTCCCGTCGTTCCACGAATAGACGACATCGCCGGCGCGGATGTCACGGATTTCCTTCGGCCCCTGGTTTGTCTGTACTTGCATACTGCCAATTATGCAACAGTCCCAACCGCCCGGAGTGGTACCACCCCAGACATACGGGGTGCCGAGGAATGACTGGGCGTATTTCAGGATCGCCAGCGGTCCGCCCGTGGCGCTCCCGAGGCCGCCCTCAAGCTGAGCCCGCGCCGCCGCGATGGACTTGCGCAGAGCGCTCGCTGCGGCAGCGGCATCCGCGGACTCGACCATCGACTGGGTGGCGTGCCACTCGCGGGTATCGAACGCCCCGAGCCCGGCCGCGTTGCCCGCGAACGTCCCCGCGAGCCCTCCGCCGGCCATCTTCGGGAGACGCTGCTGGTTCACCGCGTCCATGAACGCGGTCCCGTAATAGTCGACGGCAGCCGCGTTGTGGACGTATTCCTTGTTGCTCAGCGCGAACAGCCCGGCGGTGTCCGAGGTGCCGGTGCCGGGACCGTTGATCAGGCCGCCGGTCGCTACCCCGCCGACGATCTTGTGACCTGGACCGGCCGATACCGACTGGTCGGTGATGGTGAACGAGCCCGATGCCTTCACCGAGAGGCTGACGGCCTTGGACCTGACGTTCGCTATCTGCCCGATCAGGGTGTCAACCTTCGCCGCTGCGGCCTTGGCGGTGTCCCCGGCGGCCTCGAAGTCGCTGATGAGCTGGGCGCGGACCTTGGCTTTCGCCGCCGTGGTGCTGCCGTTCGCTAGCACGCTGTCGGTGTAGGTATCGACCAGCTTGTTCGCCTGCTGAGCCGACAGGCCCTGGTGCATGAAGTCGGAGATCATCTGCGCGCGGACCTGCTGCGCGGCCTGCGACGTGGCGCCGTTGTGCTGGATCGCCAGCGTGTACGCGTCGGTCAGGGTCTTCGCCTTGAGGCTGCTCGTCCCGGCTGCGGTGAGGAAGCCGGAGAACTGGGTCATGGGGACCTTGCCGGCGAACTCGGCTGATCCGAGCAGTCCCACTGCCTTTGCCGCCGCCGTGTTCGCGGCGGTGAACCTGACGATCGCGGCGATGTCCGCCGGGGGGGTGTCGTGCAGCGCGTTCAGGTTGCCGAAGCCGGTGCCGGCTTTCACGTCGGCGATGGCACTCCTGGCCTCGGCCGGGCTGGCCCCGGACCAGTTGACGATCACCTTGACGGGCGACGTCTGGCTGTCGGTGATGCCGAGCGCGCTCCGGCTCGTCCGCGCTGACTGCGGGCCGGAGTCCCCGGACAGCGCCAGCCCCCACAGTGCCGGGTTGACCTTGCTCAGCAGTCCGCCGACGAGCCCGAGGATGCCGGACTCGGCTTTGGTGGCAGCAGCGCTCTCGGCAGCCGCAGCACCCCCGGCCGCGCCGCCCGCCGCGTCCTCGGCCCCCTGAGTCGTCAGCCCCCCGACGCCGCCGCCGCCCGCATCGGCACCGACCATCGTGTCGGCGGCCTTCTGCATGTTCACGGATGCCGTGACCATCGTGTCCGCCGCCGCCTGCATCGCGGCGGCACCGGAGAACTTGCCGGTGAAGTCGATCGAGCCGCCCGGCGTCAGCAGGTTCCACAGCTTCGCGAACGCGGTGCCCACCAGGTTCACGCCGATGGAGATGACCTTGCGGCCCACCCCGAACTTGGAGATGAGCAGCAGCGACGCCGCCAGGTCGGCTACCGGCTGCACGAACGAGGGAGGAAGCCGGGAGATCATGCCGAAGAACCCGGTCAGCAGCCTGATCTCGTCAGCGCCGGCCGGACCTTCCAGCAGCCCCCCGCCGAGGTTCTTCAGCGCTGCGCCGATGGCCAGCAGGAGATGCCCGACTACCGGCCCGTTGTCGTGCAGCCAGGACAGGAAGGCCGTGATGTCGCGGCGGGGGGCATCGGACTGGGACCAGGTCAGGAACGAGGAACCGAGCCCGGAGATGGCATGATCCACGTCGTCGATCAGGGGCTTGACCTGCGGGAGCAGGATCAGGAACCCGTGGAAGAAGTTCATCAGCGCGCCGCCGCCGGACGCGATCACATCGGTTCCCTCGGTGCCGATGAACTTCGCGAACGTGGCAAAGGCAGGCAGGTTGACCAGCCCCGCGAACGTGCTGCCCAGCGAAGACACGGCCTGCGAAACGCCGGTGACGACCGGCTTGGCGAACTTCGCCGCCGACGTGATCCCGGCGAGCCACGGCTGCACCGACATGGCGATGACCGGGGTCAGCGACTTCTCCACGCCCTGCCACTGGTTCGACAGGTCGCCGAGCTGCCTGGACAGCGCGATCTGGGCGGGTGACATCTGGGCGTAAGCCAGGTTGATGGCCTTTTGCTCCGCCAGGTACGCGGTGGACTGCTTCGCCCCGGCCGTGATCGAGGCGTTGTACCTGTTCTGCGCGGCCTGCACTGCCGTGGCCGCCGTGGCCGCGTTGCCGATCACTGTCTTCGCGACCGCGCCGTAAGCGGCGAACGCGATGCCGCCCGTGGCAAGGGTCGACCCGAGAGCGACCGCCGCCCCGGTAGCGGTGCCCAGGATCGTCATCGCGGCCGGGAGGGCGATGATCGCCGGGCCTAGCCATGCGGGGGCCTCGCCGAGCTTGGAGGCGAACTTCGCGCCGACCGTCTGGTCGGAGAACTTCTTCAGCTCGGCGAGCTTGGCCTTGGCCTTGTCCGTATTGAGGTCGACGCTGCCCTTGACGTCGGCCTTCTTGCGCTTGAGGTCGTCGACCTTGGCCTTGGCCTTGTCGTCGTCAAGGTTGACTTTCGCCGTGATGCCCTCGCGGGCGAACTTGTCCGCGTCGGCCCGCGCCGCCCTCAGCCCGTCGTTGAACGGCGTGCGGTCAAGCGTGAGGCGGCTCTCGATATCACCTGCGTCGAACCCGATGGGAAGTCACCCCCGGGACCGCTTCGGCTACCCTCAAGGAGGTCGCGGGGAGAACGCTTGGTCTGCTGCCAGACCCTTCCGGCTCAGGCCGGATTGATGCACCCCGGATCGATGCACCACCGGGCCATGCGCCGCTGGTCGGCGAGAGCGGGAAGGCTATGAGCGCACAAGCGGCGACCGTCGAAGTTTTGGCCGCAGAGGTCCGGGTCCTGATGGTCGGATCGCGTCAGGTGACGCTGAGCGTCTACCGCCAGCTTGACGAAGTGCATATTGCGACAATCGAGCCCTTCGGGCGCGTGCGTTCAGGTAAACCCGACAAGCGCGAGTGGGTTAGGCGGCTGGAAGTGGTCGGTGTCGACCAGGACGGGCAACTCTGCCGATCATGGCTTGAGTGGAACGCCGGTACGGTGCCCGAGACGACCACGGCCCCGTTCGGTGCACCGGAGGACATCAAGCGGAATCTCTGGCATGACTGGGAAGAGCTTCCCCTGATCGTCCTGGCCGGACTCCGGTGAGCGGGCGAGGCGCTATTACCGCCCCCCGAGCTCCATCCTCATCGCGGCCAGGTCGATGACGTCGGCCCCGGTATCAGCCGTCCGCTGCGTGATACCGGCTTCTTCCGCCAGTTCCTCGCCGGTCGCGGGCAGTTCGATCAGGTTCTCGTCGGCGAACCCCTCGACGTGGTTCCGCTGCTCCCACCACTCGAGTGAGTCCCAGCCTTGCGTTGACAGCCCGAGGTGGCGGCGGGCGAGATGCAGGATCAGCCGGCGGCTGGCGACCGCGCTATCTGAAGATGCGGCTTGCCAGCGCCGGTCACGGCTTCCGGGTCGGTGATCTCCTCCCACAGCCACTTGCCGAACCCGCGGTAGATCCGGAACGGCAGCTTCATCAGCGTCTCGGCACTGATCTCGCCTGAGCAGAGCTTGCTGACGTTCGCCGCGTCGCGCTTGCGCGCGGCCTCGCCCGCCCTCTCGTCGGCCCCGGCCAGCAGTTCGATAGCGTCTGCCACGTCGCCAGCGCCGATGTCGGCGTCAGCGCCCTCCGCGTCTTCTGCCGGCTCGCCGGTGCCCTGGCCCGCCTTCCCTGCCGCATCGGCCGCCTCGCGCTGGATCCGCTGCAATTCCCTCGCCGACGCCTGCATGAACCGCCGGACCTGGACAGACGAAGGTTCAGGGATCACGCCCCTGACGTCCGCCAGTTCCCGGATGTTGTTCGGCGCCAGGGCCATGCCGGTGAAGTCGTAATCCAGCGGCTCAACGATGCTGGCGGCATTAAATGCGGCCATCAGGTATTTCCTTCCGGCGAAAGGCTTTGCATTCAGGTAATGGCGTGGTAATACGGCAACGTGAAATCACCGGAGGAACGGGCCAGGGAACGCGCGGCAAGGGGCGCCGGGTACGTGCCGCCGCCGCTGTTCTCCGAGGCCGCGCCGGACGGGAAATGCCCGCAGTGCAAGGGCTCCGGCTTCCGGCGCCCGCTCGTGTCCCGGTGGTCGGGCGCCCTGATGTTCAACTTCATCGAGGCACGCAAGCTGGTTGACTGCGTCACCTGCGGCAAGCGGTTCAGGAAGGGCTGACCATGCGGATCCGGGTAAGCGGCCCTCACCTCGGGCCGGTGCGGACCACCCTGTGGTCGTCAGGCGGCAAGAAGAACGGCACCGGGGGGAAGGTGCTCGCGGCTGTCTTCCTGCTGCCGGCCCTCGCCCTGCTGATACTGCAGTTGCGGTACTGGCCGTTCGCCGTCTTCGTCGCTGCCATCGCCGCGCTCATGCTTTTCGGGCGCTGGGCGCAGAAGAGAGAACAGGCAGAGGACGCCGAGATCGCGACGCTCAAGGCGGCCAGGCTCGCGGCAGAGGCAGCGCGGGAAACATCGGAATAACCGGCCGCGCACAGCGACCGGCGGTAAGGGCTGCTAGCCCCCGACGTGAATGATCTCCCCCGCCACGCCCGGACAACTGGGCTCGGTCAGCATCCGCTCGCACCTCGGGCACCTTCCGCCCGTTGACTGGTGCGAGTTCGTGTCAGCCGGGTTGCCGGTGACGGTGAGCGAGCCAGGCACCTGGTTTGAGGTGAAGGCGACCTGCTGGGCCATGAGTCCTCCTGGTCAGCTAGCTTCCGGAAGTTCCCCGGCCGCTTGCATGCGCTTGAACCGGGCGTAGATCGAGGTCCGGTCGCAGCCGGTCTCCCGTGCGAGTGCTGTGATGCCTTCACCCGCGAGAAACCGAACGTGCAGGGCGATGGCCTCTTCGTCGGTCATCTTCTGAAGCCGGCTCGCCCGCCGTCCGTCGCGCGGCTCGTCGTCCAGTTCACGGAAGCGCTTGTGCAGGGCACTATCTGAGATCCCTGCCTCAGCGGCGAGGATGCCGATGTACTCGCCTGCCTCCCAGCGGGCGTGCAGGCCGATGACATCATCGCGCGAGACGCCCAGATGGGCGCGGCGCCTGTTCTCCTCATCGGAGACCGCCTCCAAGTGGAAGCCGGGCACCTGGAGGAAGTTGACGCATCTCCGGTGCGCGCAGACGCCGTGGCACTCCGGGACGCGCGTGTGGCAGACGTGATCGAGGTCGGTGGTTCCCTCTGGCATCGGGCCGACGAAATGCGCGTAAGCCCACACGTGCGGCTTGCGCATCAGGCCGTCATGGCTGAATATCCCGTAGCCGAAAGCGTCTATGCCGCCGGTCCACGGCCAGCATTCGCCGTCGCCCCGGCGATCGGTCTTGGACCAGAAACGGGCCTCGTCATCGCCCTTGATGCGCTTGGTGGACTGCGGATCGCCCGTCTTGCGAACGCGCTGGTAGTGCTTGACGCACCAGCCGCACGTCAGCTTCCCGGCCTTGCTGCAATCGCCTTCGCCGAGGTGGCATGTACCTTGGATCATGTTGTCGTTCCTGCTCAATCAGGTTCGGCAGAAGTGCCCCGGTGCCTGTTCTGGAGAGTCCAGGTACCGGGGCCTAATTCGTACATTCTATCGGTTCGCGGTACTGACGGTTAACTGACGCGCCGCGCGGTGTATGCCGGAACCGAAGCGGATGATTACGACGTTGCGATGCTTGTAAGGTCAATCCAGACAATTGAGCTAAAGGCACACGTAGCGCCGAAGGTGCAGGGGTAGAGGCGCTGGTTCGCCGCGCGCCGGTAGGACGTGGCCACGGTGCCGGAAGACATGACACCAGGGACAGACAGCACGCGGGCGAAGCCGAACTGGTTCTTGCCGATGACGGCACACGCCAGGGTCGGGAAATTGAGGGACATAGATAGCACGCTCTTGCCCGGCTGCCCAGCCCCAGCAGCCGTGACCGCGATGGTTCCGGCACCGCCGTAAGCGGTATTCAGGTTGGTCAGCGTCTCCTCGCTGAAGTTAAACGACAGCTCCAGCGTAGATTTGTCCACTATCTTCGCAACTGGCGTAGGTTGTTCTTCGATGGCGATATCTACCACCGAAGGCGTCCATGTTAGGGTTACGCCCGCATCGGTCGCCCCGATGTATGACCATCCGCCCGAAATCCACGACGACCCCACGCCCAGGTTCTGGTCCGAGGGCAGCGCGGTGCCCTGCGGCGCGGTGAACACGATCCCCAGCCCGTACAGGACGTTAGTCGTGGTCGGAGTCGGGGGGGTGTAGAGCAGCGGCGCACCAGTCATGGCGGGTCTCCTTCACGGGGCATTCGGGAAACCCGCCGTGACCGGGGCGGGCTGGGAGGAAGCGGTTAGGCTGCGGGGATGAGCGAGCGCGAGATCTGCATGGAAGGCATCGAGCACATCTACGCTGGCGAGATCTTCGACGCCGTCTTCGCAGCCAGGGAGCGCGGCGAGGTGACGCTGCTCACCGAGGACGGGAAGGCAGTCGCGGCGATCGTGCCGGTAGCGGGACCGTCCGATGTCGACGCCGCCCATGAATCTGCTGATGGGGATGGCGTGCGACGGAGAGCCGGGCGATGAGCGCTGAGCCTGACCGCCAGCACCCCGGCCTTTACGGGAGTGACGGCGATGAGCGCAACGAGGATGACTGCCCTGCGACTTTCCCCGCGATCGGCCTTGAGTGCGCGCTGATGACCGGCCATGACAACGGATGGCACTGGGACCCGCGCGGGGCCGACTGGCGGGAGGAGCCGGGGATTGAGCCGGTGTTCGGCGGTGCGTCCGGCGCATGGCACGCGCATTCTTCGAGCGTCATGACCGAAACGGCCTCGCGCCTTGTGCCGGCACTGCCCCGGCCGTCCGATCCGGTTATCGAGGCGTACGGCGCGCTGGTGCAGGAGCGTGCGCGGCTTGAGTACTCGGAGACTTTCGGCCTGCTGAGCCCGGCCGCTAAGGAACGGCTAGCCGAACTGCGCGACGCCATGACGACTTCAGGCGAGATCGCCGAACGCGCGAGGCTGGAATGGCTCATGGCCTACGGGGTGCCGAGCCCGGAAGACAAAGCGCGATGGGAGGAACTGCGCGCGCCTGAGGTAGCGGCACTGAAGGCGCACATCGGCCGGGTGCTCGAAGACGAGGTGATCCGGCCCGCACTGGGCCTCCGCCCGCGCTCGTGCCCGTCCTGCCACTCGATCGGGACGGCTGATGGCGGCTGCGCCGATGCCTGGCATGTGTCTGCGACGCAAGCGCAATGAGCCAGATCTGGCAGGTCACCGGCATCTTCGTGGTCGCCGCACTCGCGTTGTGCGTCGGCTACGCGATCGGGAAGGGGGACAGGCCGTGACGATCAGGAACTACCGCAAGAAGCCGCAGCAACCGCGTTCGGATGACGGGATCATGGCCGCGCTCTACGTTCCGGGCGAGCCGCTGGATGATCTGCGGAAGGTCGCAGCCGAGGCTTACAACGGCGAGGCGGCCGAATGCGCCCTGCCAAGCGGCCCGGTAGTCCTCGCCGCATGGGATGACATCCAGGATCGGGGAACGAGCCGGGATCACGCGGTCGTCCCGGCCGGTCACTGGCTGACCTACAGTCATTCGTACGGCAGCCTGACGAGCAGTTCCGAGGCCGAGCTTGACCGCTGGTACGAGCCGGCCTAGACCTCTTTCAGCCTGAACCCTGCCAGCCCTGCGGCCTCATGCGCTCGCGCAGCGGTCTCCTCGTCGCAGTCAGTGCCTTCTGCCGTGATCACCACCGACTCTCCGCCTACCTCGAGCGGAGGGACGGTCAGGTAGCCGAAGCCGACCGGGGCCAGCCGCACCATTCCGTCCGGAGACGGCTCGCGGGGCTCATCGGCCGCGACGGGCTCGGGGAAGCCGGTAGGGATCGGATCGGGCTTGGATTCCTCTGCCGCTGCGGGCTCGGCATCCGGCACCTTCGCCGCACTGGCTTCGGGTGGCGCTGAGGCAGTCACCGGGACTGCGGACGGGCTGCGGCGCGGCAGGAGGTCAGATTCGGTCGGCGTCGTCACAGCGGCCTCCTACGGGATCGGGGTGACCTGGTAGAGGGTCACTGAGATGTTGGCCTGGGTGCCGCCGAAGTCGATGTACTGCATCCCGGAGCCGTCAAGCTGGGTGTAGTCCTTCTGGGACCAGTTGCCGAACAGGTAGTTCGTCGAGGCGGTCAGCGCGAGCGGGGAGACGGTCGGGGCGATTCCCTGCACCTGGCCCGCGATGGTCTGGGTGATGGTCTGCGAGCCGGTGCCGTTGTAGACCGCGAGCCAGAGCATCCCGTTGTTGATGAACTGGACGCCCGTGAATCCGGACAGCGACTGAGCGCCCGAGGACGGCAGCGTCAGCCCGGCAGCGCCCTTCATGTTCACTGGCGTCAGGGTCACTCGTGCCATGCTGATCCGCCTTCCTCAGTGCTTCTGGCCTGCGAAGACGTGCTAGCTGTTGTCGGCCAGCCACTTCTGGCAGTCGGCCTGCACGGTGAGCGTGAACGCCGCCGATGCGCCGATGGCCAGCACGGCCAAGCGGAACGTGCTGCCGGGGAAGCCCTCGAACGGCACCGAGTACCGGTCGGTGGTCGCCGGGACGGCGGGAAGCAGCACCTCGCCGCCCGTGACGAGCTGACGCAGCGCGCTCCCCGGAGCGGGAGAGGCCGCAGCCGACCACGCCCAGGTGGGGGCGCCCGAGAAGGTCATGGAGATAGCCCCGGCCGCCGGGACGATGTACGTCCCCGCACCGGCGCCGACCGTGATGCTGTTGACGATCACGGCGGTCATCGTGCCGCCCGTGATCACCACGGTGACCGGGTAGGCGTTCGGGTTCTGCACCGCCACCGTGGTCGCCGGGACCGCCGGAGTAGCAGGAGCCGGGGCGCCCAGTGCCGACACGACCGAGGCGAGCTGGGCCGCAACCGGGTTCGGATACCACGAGGTAGACAGGCCCTCAGCGGTGTCCTGGTGCTGGAAGAACAGGAACAGCGACGTCGGGGCGGTGGTGATCGCGGCGAACTTGACCCGCAGCAGGCCGCGCACGAAGTCGGAGCCGCCGGCCGTGATCGTGCCGGGGGTGAGGACGCCGGGGGTGGCCGCGCCCGTGCAGGTAAGGGCGGTCGCAAGGGTTAGCTGGTCAGTCTCGTAGCCCAATTTAGGACATCTCCCTAGTTTCCTGCGATACAGACGTAACTGGTGACATAGGAATAGCGCTCGGCGTCATCGGGATCGGGCGAGAGCGGCGCCGGCGTGCCGCCGAGGCGGTGAAGGTGGATGATCACCCGGCCGCCGATGACTGCCGGGAACTGCGCGCCGAGGATGCGCGCGTCAAGGTCGTAGGCCAGCGCTTCCGCGCCTGCCTGGTCGTTCTGGCCGCCTCTGACGCGGGTCTGGAACCCGCCCGCGTCGGCCGCGCCTTCCAGCAGGTAGCCCGGCCCTGGCGTAGGGGTCAGGGTCACGATCCGGTCGGGTGCCTTCTCCACGTACGGACCCATCAGGACCGGCGCCCCGGTCTCCTGGGTGGCATCCCAGCCGAGAGGCCCTATTATCCAGCCGATGATCGCCGTGGTGGGAAGCGGCACGGCTCACCCCGCCCGCAGTGCTCGCAGCCGTTCCCGGGATGCCGGATCGGCAGGCAGTCCCCACCGCCCGGATTTCTGTCGCACCAGGCCCGCTGATGCCGGTTCCCTGCACAGGACGGCAGGATTGCGGCGGTAGTCAACGTCGTGATGGCGGTCGAACGCGGTCAGGCCGCTGAAAGACCTTGAGCACAGCGAGCACGCGCAGATAGCCACAAGCTCACCGGTCCTACGATGGGCGGCATGAGCGGGTCTAAGCGCCGCACGGGCGCGGTCGCCTACGGGGGCAAGCAGGAACTTCGCCAGACCGGCCGCTTCGAGTGGCACCCGGATGGCTGCGGATGCCGCAAGTGCAGGCGTGCCGCCGTCGCTCGGGCCGGGCGGGTCAAGCCACGGTTCGGGCAGAGCTAGATACCCCGGCTCCAGAGGAGCCTAAGTTCCTTCTCGCTGAACCTGCTCGGCACCGGGTGATGCTCCCGGTAGATCGCCTTCAGTTCCTCTTCGCTGAGCCGGTGCTGGCGCGGCTCGCGGTCATACACCGTCTCGCCGTCCGAGGTCACTGACGGCTTGCCGGAAGCCCTGAGATTGCTGTACAAAACCGGCGCTTTTGTGGCTACGCCGCCCTCTTCAGCCAGGTCTTCCATTGCGGCCACAAACGCGGGCTCGCCGCCGTCCTCTAGGACGGTCCGGGCGTATTCCTCCAGATACCCGCGATAATTATTCATCAGCGGCTCGGTCAGGTACAGAGCCTGACCGCCCCTGGGGTGACGGAAATCCAGGCCGTTATGTCGGATAATTGGTAGGCTGCGTAGATTTGACTCACTTCTACCATTCCGGTCAAATCTCCGTTGCCTACCATCTCGGCCAGCGCGTCAATTCTGTCGAAAAACGATGACGCCATGACCTTTCTCACCTCCGTCCGAATGGTGGTGAGAAGGATATAATCGAACTGAATAGTCAATCGGGCCTGGCGGTGTTATCAGCACCGTGATTCCAGGCCCTGACCGGAAGCGAGTCCGGCTGTGGATGAGTGTCCCATGCTCCCGTTCGAGCCGCCTGAGCGGTGGCTGCCCGTGGCCGACTGACAGGGGTTCTACGAGGTCAGCGATCTTGGCCGGGTGCGCAGCCTGCCGCGCGATAGCCGTCCGGGTCGCCGGGGCCATGAGGGCCAGATCCTCAAGCCGTGGCTGACTGTCCACGGCTACGAAGTCGTCGGCCTCTACCGACCCGGCTTCAATCAGCGCAAGGCAGTTCACCAACTCGTGGCCGAGGCATTCATCGGGCCGTGCCCGCCCGGCGAGGAAGTCCGCCACGGCCCGAACGGCAAGCCAGACAACCGGGCATCTCAGCTCTGCTACGGCACGCGCAAGCAGAACCACGCTGACAAGCACCGCGACGGCACCAGCAACCAGGGTGAGCGCCACGGCATCGCCAAGCTAACCGACGCAATCGTTGCCGAATGCAGGATCAGGCATGCGGCGGGCGAGACGCAGGAATCCCTCGCCGACGAATTCGGCGTTAACAAGGCGACTATGCACCACGCCATCCGGGGGATGACATGGGGGCACGTTTCCGAGCCGGTCCCGGTCAAGCCCGAACCTGCGGTCAAGGTGCCAGGTCCCGGCAAGGGCTGGCGCATCAATCAGACCCACTGCGGAGAAGGTCATGAGTACACGCCGGAGAACACCTACATCCGGCCGCCAACGAGCGCTAGGCCGAATCCCCGCCGTGACTGCAAAATCTGCCGGCGTCAGCGGCGGATTGACAGTGCGGCCCGGGTGCGCGCACGCAAGCTTGCGGCCTGACTACCGCCAGCCGTCGATCAGCCCGGATCCCGCTGCACCCGCCGCCATGATCCCGCCCCGCCCGTCAGGCTCGGTGCCGGAATCCTCGTACGTGAAGATGGCCGGGATCTTGTTGACCACGTGGCCGGCGCTGCTTACCGGGTCATTAGGCGGTGTCGGGCTTACGTCGATCTTGCCGGCCTGAATGTCATTCAGCGTCTTGATCGCGTCCTGGTACCCGAGGTAGACCGGGTCGAAAGCGCTGAGGTCTTTGCCTTTTCGGTAAGTCAATGTCGCGTAAAAGGTTGCGAGCTGAATCGCGACAGTTTTTATCAGATCCGGAATCACGATGACCGGGTCATTCGCGTCCGTGAACCATGCGGTGCCCGCATACGCCGAAGTCTTGGCCGACGCCTGGGCAATCGCCGCGAGCAACTGAGCGTCTTCGAGCGCGGCGCACGTTCCGGTGCCCGCGTCAGTTCCGGCTACGTTGTTCCGGATATCGGCGGGAGTGCAGTAGCTGACGGGCACTGAACCTCCCTGGCGTGCTCAGCCGTCGTAGTCTTCCGGCGGCTCGGAGGGATCACGCCGCGACGGAACCGGGGCGGCCGCATCCATCACGTCGATACGTCTGCCCGGCGTCCTGTTGCCGACGTAGGCACCGGCGACGACCCGGCCGCGATCCCACCGGGCTAGCTCGCGCTCATGCCGCCCCTCGGCGCGCCGTTCCAGCCAGCGCCCGACAGACGGCCTCACGGGCCTACTTGCCCTTCCTGGCGTCCGGGTCCGTACTCAGGTCTACTGCCGGGTCCTTGCCCTCCGGAGCGTTCCTCGGGTCAGCGGGGTCGTCGGGAGCGTCTGGAGCGTTCGGGTCGGCGTCCTCGATGACGCGGACCTGCGTTGCCCCGGCCGGGTCCGGCCGCGCGCCGAGCTGCTGGGCCTTCGGGCGGGCGCCGAACAGGTCACGGGCACTGACATCCGGTGCCGGGTCGTTCTGCTCCTTCGCCGGCCGGATCACGGGCACGCGGTGGCGGCGCCGGTCATTGAAGCGGGCCGCCTGCTCGTCGGTCAGGAACACGGTGTCGCCCCGGTGGACGATGTCCGCGGCCTTGTCCTCGCCGGGGGCGGTGACGCGCGGGATGCTCAAATTGGTCAAAGCCTCCCAATTTGAGCCCTTCGGGGTGGCCACCCCGGCCGGCTTCGCCGCTGACTGCGTTCCGGGCGGTGACTGAAGCTGGCGCACGGCCTCGCGGAGTTCGGCGATTTCCCGGTCTCGCGCCTCAGCCGTCGCCTCGGGTGCGGGCTGGCTCGTTTCTGCCGTCTTCTGGCCGGCTGCGGGCATGGCTGACTCCTTCGTGACGGGGGGTAATTCGGCACCGCCGCGAAGGACGGGTCAGGTCAGGCGGCCGGTTCTGAGCATGAATGCCGTTCCGCACGTGGCGTTCTTGCGGGAATTGCACAGGTCACAGGCGCGAACGAGGTTCCACCAGTGGTCCGTGCCGCCCTTGGCGAGCGGGAAGAAATGATCCGTGTCCGAGGTCTCGGCGGTCCCGCAGTAGTAGCAGGGATCACTCTTGATCTGCTTGCGCCGCTCGACGGATTCACGCCGGTCGGCCGCGCTCATGTCGGCCTTGACGCGCGTGCGCCTCCGGGCGTGCATGGCCTGCCGCGCTTCCGGGTTGGCCCGGTTCCAGGCGCGTGCTGCCGCGCGGCTGTCGTCGCCGTTGGCCAGCCGCCAGTTCCGCGCGTACTCCCGGAACTCGGCCTTGCGGCTCTGGTAGTAGGCGCGCAGGTACGCCTGATGCGCTTCAGCCTGCCCGCGGTGCTCATGACAGAAGCCGGTCCTGTTGTCGGCATGGAGAACCTGAGTGCAGTTCTCGCCGCCGCACACGGAAGCAACCCAGTACTTCGCGTGATGCTTCTCCCGGCACCGGCCGGTCTCGTTGCGCGTTGTCAGCCGGTTGGTGCAGCCCTCGATCGAGCACTCCGGCATGTCCACGGGGATGCAGAAATGCCGGGCAGCCCTGCACCGGCCGGAGGTGTTGTCTGAGCGCAGCCGGTTGAGGCAGTTGGGTTCCGAGCAGAACCGGCGTTCGTCAGGACGCAGGCGCGTCAGTTCCCGCAGCTTCGCGTTATGGCGGTCCCGGATCGCGCGCGCCTGAGGCGACTCGCCGATGTGACGCGGGCAGAATCCGGAGGAGTTGTCCGCCCGGAGCTGGGCGTCGCACCCCGCGCGGCTGGCGCAGAACCGTGCGGGGGTCCGCGATGTCAGGCCCTTGTGGGCCTGGCAGAACCCGGTCCTGTTATCGAGTCGCAGCGGCTTCGCGCAGTGCCCGCACCCGGGCCTGTCCGCGATGACGTAGCGATGTGCCTCGCAGCGCCCGATCTTATTGCTCTTGCGGAGAGGTGATCCGCAGACGGTACACCCGGGCCGTTCCAGCCGTGCGGCTGCGCGGTCAGCCCGTCGCTTGGCGTGCGCGCGCACTCTGCCTTCGCGGGTGACTTGCGCGGTTTTCGCGGCCTGGCAGTCCGGGCAGCGGAACGAGGTGCTGTTGCCGGGAGTGTATGTAGCCGGGCAGTCCTGGCACGTACGCGGGGCGAAGACTCGGGGAGCGCGTTTCCTGGGGGCAGGGTTATCCTGCATGGTGTGTTGCACCGCCTGAATCGGTGTTGACACGTCCCGGTACCTGAGCCATCAGGTGCCGGGACCTTTTCATGCCCCATTCTAGTGCATTGCGCCCTCTAGTCCGTCCGTCCGCGTTCGTCGAACGGACGTTCGATTATATGCCGCTGAGCAGGACAAATGCAAGTGGCTCGTCAATCCCGATGGCACTTTGCCTTTGCACGTCACTGCGCATGGACTTGGTCGGCTCGACCCGGTACAGGGGACTCGCCTGGTATTCCAGCTCATCCGCGACAAACCCGCACCTCTGACGCATAAGCACCAAAGCGTTGCCTGATGGGATCTGCCTTGACCGCAAAGTGTCGAGATCGAGGATTTTATTAGGAAGCACGCCCGTGTACTGAAGGTTCTCGCTGGCGATGTCCCCGATGTACGGGGCGGCGAAGCTGCTCGACTGGATCAGGGTGTTCTTGGTGCCCGTGCCGATGATCATGGTGTCGGCCTCGAAGCCCAGGAAGCTCGTGAATCCGAGGCTGCTGGGCACGGACGCGTTCTCGACCAAAAACACGGCATTTGCGATGTCCGCCCGGATCGTGGCGTTGGACGATGCCCACGGCGCGCCCACGGCAAGGGTCTGGATGCCCGCGTTGGCGATCACGGCCGAGAAGAAAGCCTGCTCCCACGAGTACGTCATCGTGTTCTTGACCTGGCGGAGCTGCCGGGTCAGCGGGTCCATGATCATGCGGCGCCGCATCTGGTCGGAGACGCTGACCGCCATGGCGCGCTCATGGGTGAACACAACCCGGGGGATGCCGACGCTGGTCGGCACGACGGGCACCTCGCCGAACTCCGACCGGATCTCGGGCACGTCATCGGCGTACAGCGGCGTGGACTCCGAGTAGCGGACGGCACCGCTATTCGTCATCCCGCCTTTCCTCAAGATCACGTCCATGATGAACTCGTTCTGGGTCATGTCCAGGATGAGTTCCGGGATGATCAGCGGGTCCTTCAGCAGCGCGTCATAGGTGATGCGCGGGCCGTCCATGCTGGTGATAGACGAAACTGGCACGGGGTGTCACTCCTCTGCGGAGGGCAGGCGGGGAGAAGCCCCGTCCGGGGTCGGGCGGCAGTGCCGCTGAATGGCTCGGTGAAGGCCGGGAACGGCCGGGGGAGGGTCAGTAGATAAGGGCGCGAGCTACCGTCGCGCCGGCCAGGACGCCGCCGGGCTGGGTGCAGCGGCCGATGATCGCGCCGACCGTGGTGCCGTCCCACGCCTTGACGTTGCCGGCCGTGGCGGCGGCCATCAGCTGCGCGCCGAACGAGCAGGCCGCCTCGTAGGTCACGCCGATGTCGACACCCCGGTAGACCGCCGTGTAGTCCGGCAGAACGGAGATGTCCACGAGCGGCGCGTTGCCCGCGTTGGCGTCGACAAAGGCAGCCTGGGACACGATCGGGCTCGCGTCGTTGCCGGCCACGCCGAGCACGAGCAGCGACGCCGACGTGGCGCACGGCATGACCGTGGTCGCGTTGGCGCTGGTCGACTGGACGAGCTGGCCGCCGATGACCAGCGCGGACACCTGGTAGGAGGCGGGACCGGTCTTGTAATGAGGCAAACGTCCGGGCATGGGTCAGCCGTCCTTCGCGGTAGGCATGGGTAAGGCCCGCGCGAGGCGGGTGAGACGTTGCGGGGTCTGGGACTACAGGCCGGACATCTGCCGGTAGCCGGCCTTGATGCTGGCGCGCTCGGCGACCTTGGCGTCCTCTGCCGCAGCGGCTTCCTCGGCGCCGAAGTCGAGCGCGGTGCCGGTCTCGGCGGACAGGTCCAGGGCCTTGACGGTCCGGCCGTACTCGGTGAGCACCTTGCGGATGATCGCTCCCGCGTCGGCCGTCTTGCCGCCCGACAGCTCGACTACGCGCCCCGAGCCCTCGAGCAGCGGCCGGGCCAGGTCGGTGATGCGGGGCGGGATGCCGTGCAGCCGGGCGAAGGCGTCGCGCTCGCGCTCGTAGGTCGCCGTGTCCAGCGCCGCCGTGATCCGGGCCAGCTCGATGCCCTGCTCCTCGGCGCGGGAGTTGGCCAGGTCGATCGCGGCCTGAGCCTCGGCGGACAGGGCGGCACCAGCGGTGGCGAGTTCGCCTTCCGGCTTGGCGTCCTTGTCTGGCTCGCCTTCGGTGCCGTCTTCGTCGTCGGTCTCGTCGAACAGCGCCCGAAGCTCGGCGTCGGTCAGTTCCGCGACTGGCTCCGGGTCGGCGAGGAGCGCGTCGAACTTCTCGTCAGGCAGGTCCAGCAGCTTCGCCAGCCGGGCCTCCTGCTCTGCGGTGAAAGCCATGGGTGATTCCTCCGTAGCGGGTGCGGGCGGGGCTGCCGGATCGGCTGGGGGTGGTTCTGGGGGCTGCGGGGGGGCATCCGCGGGCTTCGCGCCTGGCTTCGCGTACTCGGCGCTGGTCAGGTCGAGGACATCGCCCGCGTCGCCGGAGAAGTCCATGCCGTGCCACATGTCGGACGCCAGTGCCGCCGTGACGGGCTGCCACTGCCGCATCCCGACCAGGCGCGGATCGAGGGTGCCGAGAACGTGGCGCAGCGCGACGGGGAAGAACTTGCCGTCCGCGCGCTCGTGGGCTTCCACGATGGAGGCTGAGATGCCGAGGTCGGGATATTCGCCCAGGTAGTCGCCGGCGGTCTTGCCCGCTTCGACGATGACATCAAGGCCGTCGTCGGTGAGCTCGAGGTCGCGGACGGTGCCGCGCCGCTGCTCCACCTTGTTGGTGTGCTTGTTGTCGTGGTCCGCGAACTGGAACGGGACCGCGTCGTAGGCCTTGTCGCGGAATGCCTGCACGAGCCGGGTCAGGTAGTCGCGGGTGAAGCTGATCTTCCGGCCCTCGTAGGTGATGTCACCTATCGGGAGCAGCTGCCTTCGCCACATGGAGGCGCCGACGCGCTGCGCCTTGCCGCTGGTGACCGGCGTCAGGAGGGTGGTGGTCATCGTGCCTCCGCCTGATCGGCCAGCGCGCGGAACTCGCCCGCTATAAGCCGCAGCGACGCGGCACTGCGGGGATAGGGGTTCTGCGGAGTCACCGGCAGTTCGGACGCGCCGCCGGCCGTGACGGCAATCGAGTCAGCTTCGGCGTCCAGCACTTCGGCCCGCTTCCGCAGGGCGGTGATGATCTGCGCGCTCACTGAGGCATCGCCTCCGTTACCGTTGGGTTCGTGAGATCCGAGCACTCGCATGTCTGGCGAGACTGCATCGTCGGCTGCGATGACTGCGGCGAGCATCCGGCGCTGGCCTGTGACGGACCCGGCGTCTGCCCGTGGGTTGCTGCGCGCTCAGATGACCCGGACGACGCGATCGACCTGATCCGCCATGACGACCCGCGCGAGTTGGACGGAATGGATGCGGCTAGGTGAGCGAATGGAGTGCGAAACCCGGCCTGATTCCGGGCAGTCTGGCTACGCTGAGATGTGGCCATCGCGCAGCCCGCTAGTCAGGGCGACATCCTTGAGATCGTGCTTGACGTATTCCCGGTCGAGGTCGGCGGCGAGAAGTGCCACCGGGTGCAGTTCCGGGGCGTTTTCCCGCGCGGATCAGGCCTTGATCATCCGCCGCTGCGGCCGGGCGCTCAGCGCAACCGCCTGCAAGTCTTCTATGGCGTCCCTCATGATGTGGACGCCTTCCTGATCAACGACGGCGGCACCGGGTAACGCGCATCCTCGGGCCATTCAGGCCGCGGCCTTCGCGTGCATTGCCGCTGCTCTCTTGGCCAGCGACATGGCCGCCCCGTGGTCCAGGCCCTTCTTCCGGAGCTTGGCGTAGACCTTCGCGCACTCAGGGGACAGGCCGAGCTTCGTCGCGGCAGGCGAGGCTTTCCCCGCGCCCATCGTGGTCATGCGCGGGCCGTCCCCGGATGTCACCGAGGGGGCTGAGGCGAAGTCAAGCGCCGGCTGATCGCCCGCGTAGCCCTTCACCATCGCGATGCCCGCTCCGGAAGCCTGGGCTTCGTCCCTCGTCTTCGCGTTCTTGGCCGCCGCCATCTGGTTGTGGTAGCGGATCAGCCCTGCCAGCGCTCCTTGCTGCGAGCCTGACGCCGGGGTTGCCGTGCCGTCGCCGTGGGTTGTTCCGTAGCCGGCGCCCTTCGGCGTGATCGTGCCGAGCTTCATGCCCGTCGACTTGTGCATCACGCTGATCACGCCGGGAGCGGTGCGGGCCATCTGGACATCCGCAGCGCCCCGTACTATCGGCATCCTGCGGGGAAGCGTGCTGGCCAAGTTGATCGCCTCGCCGTCGTCGTTAGTCCCGGTCCACGCGTACGGCCTGCCGGCGAGGCTCAGCGCGTAGCTCGCTACCGAACTGCCTGTGCTCAGGGTGACTGCCGGGTTCTGGCCAGAGCCCTGGAATGCCCACGTTCCCTCGACGCCCGGCGCGTTCAGGGCGTTCAGTTCCTTAGCCCGCCTGATGATCAGCGCCTTGAGCGCGGGACGCTTCGACGGGTCCAGCCTGCCTACCGAGCGGATCGCCTTCTTCAGGTACGCAACGTCCGGTATCGGTTCCTCGCCGCCCGGGAGCGCCTTTCCTTCGGCTGCCAGCTTCTTCCGGCCGGCGGCGCGCTCTGGCGCGGGAGTCTTCACGGTCACGTGCCCACCAACTCTGCGGTGTCCTGTCCGCCTTCGGTCATCCACGTGAACTCGCCCCCAGCGCCCACGGGCCGGTGCATCCGGCATCCGGCGCAGTAGGTGGCCCCGTAGAACGACGGGGTGCGGGCGTAGGTCTCAGCGAGCGCCGCGCCCATCGTGGTGACCGCGCCGCATTCCGGGTCCTGATGCCGGTAGGAGCGGCGAACGGGCCGGATGAAGCCCTTGGCGCGCTCGTCGTCGCTGAGCACGAGGTAGACCTCGGCCATGCCCTTCGGCTCGGTGTCGGCGCCGTGGGTCAGGCGCGGATCGCTGCGATCACTTGTGGTAGCCACGCAACTCCCTCCGCCATCCCTGCGCAGCCAGTCGCTGACCGCGTTCACGAAGTCGGCACAATCCGAGTCGTCGCCATCTGGTGCAGGCCATGAGTAGGGCACGCCGAGCCACTGGCGGGCAGTGGCAGCGAGGTCTGTCACTGGCTGGCCGCCTGAGCGTCCAGGTGGTTCGCTGCCGTGGCCAGCAGCCTCGCGTCATGGGTCAGGAGCCTGATCTGGCCGTTGAGCTTCGCGACCTTCGTCTGCCCCGCCGTGCCGGTCGTTGCTGCCTTGGCCGTCTTCGCCGCAGCCTTGGCCTGCTTCGACTTGCCGGCCGCCTTGCGCGTCGCCGCAGCTTTCTTCGCCGCCGCCGACTTGACGCCGGACACCGCTTTCGCCGGCTGGCTGATTCCCGCTATCGCCGCGTCCCGCTGCCGTACCAGTCCCGCTACCTTCAGCATGATCTGGTGGGCAAGCTGGCGGTCCTGGGATGCCTGGTACCGGAGTTGCTGAGCCCGCGTCATCGGTCCCGCGACGCTGCCCGGCTTCTGCGCTGCGGGGGTCTTCGGGGCGTTCCTTGCCCGTGCTGCCGCTACCGGTGCGCCGCCCTTGCTGCCGAACTTCCCGCCTGCCGCGCGAGGGTGAAGCGCCTCGGTGAACATGCCGGCCAGGTCGATCGATGGGCCGTCGTTCGCGTGCGCATGCGCGGCTGCGGCCTTGGCCGCTTCCTGAGCCAGCGCCGCAGCCGCAGCCGCCTGTACTTCAGGATGCACATTCCCGCCGCCGCGAGCCCACCGCCGCAGGATTCCCCATGCCATCGCCGACGCCTCGGCCTTGGTCTTCCCCTTGCGGATCATGGCCTGGACGATGTGGTCGTAGTAGTCGCTGTGGGACAGCCCCTTGACGCGGTAAAGGCCAGGACCGTCCGGCTTTCCGTAGGGTGCCGGGGTGACTTCCAGCGCTGCCGTCTGCGCGCTCAGATCGATCGCGGGGACACTCAGGCTCCAGCCCTGCCACGGTGCGGCTACCGGGTCTTCAACGGGCACGGCAGCTCCCTCGGTCAGGATGCCGGCCAGGCCAGTTCTGGGGCCGTGCCCTCCGGTGCGTTCCGGCTCTCGCTGAACCCGCGGTGCCACGCCGACGCGGCCTGCCTTGCCAGCAGCGAACCGGACATGACCGAAGGCACCGACGGCGGGGGCTTTCCGTCCTTGCGGTACTGCTCTCCGGCCGCGCGCCCGGCATCGGCCGCGGCAGTCAGGATGGCGGCTCTCATTGCAGGTAGTCGCCTCTTCCTGGTCCCGCGTTCGCTGCCTGCCCGAGTAGCTGGCGCTGGAAACTGGCGACGGTAAGGCGCCCGTTCTGGTCCCAGTACTCCCGCAGCTCATGGCTGGCGTATGCCCGGGCCCGCGTGTCGGTGCCGGTGAACAGGGACCACGGGTCGATCCCGGCTTTCTTCCCCGCCGGGTTCAGCATGTTGCCTTTCGTGTCCGCCTCGGCTGCCAGCGTCATCCGCTGAAGCTCGTCGCGGAACGCGTTGCGGCTGAGCGCGTCGAAACTGGACCCGCGGTAGCCCTGCTCGCGAAGCTGGGCGGTGACGGCCTTGCGCTGCATCGCCTCGGTGCTGACGCTGTAGGCGTGCGACCAGGCGTCCTCGGGGTTCTCGCCGAGACTGACGAGATCGCGGTACAGCTTGTCCCGCTGCTCGCCCTTGCCGGGTGCCTGCCGGTAGAGCGCCGCGACCTTATCGGCCTTCTCGGCCCGGTCCCGCCGGTCGATCTCGGCCAGCGCGCGATTGAAGTGCTCGCCGTGGCCATCGCGCATCTCGGCGACCAGGTCATCGTCGCTCATCCGCTCGAAGTGGCCCGGCCCGGAATCGGGGCGCACAGGGAACGAGTGCGACGCGCCCGAGTCAAAGCGCACCGAGACGTGGTGATCACCTGAGTCGGTGACGGTTCCGTGGCCGTGGTGCGGGTGATACACTTTGTCGCCGTACGCAGGGACGCCGACGAAAATCCAGCCGTGGATGAAGCCCTTGGGGCCGACAAGCTCGATGACGGCGCCCTCGCGGTCGTTCGCCAGCTGGCGGGAATGTGCCTGTTCCCACGGTCCGTGCGCTGTCGCGGCCGTCCCCACCCAGGCCGTGACGGGTATCCTGAGAGCAGTGCACGCGAGGGTACGAGAATGGCCGTCGACCGCGAAGAGCTTGCCGCCGCCCGGCGTTCTGACGAGCACGATCGGCTTGCGGAAGCCGCCCGCGATCTTGTGCCGGAAGAGTGCGAGCTTGGCCGTGTCCTTCGCCGCAGCCGACCACTCTGCCGTTCCGGTGCTCCGGTCGACCTGGCCGACTGGCACCTGAACAGGACCGGTCCAGGTCAGGCTGTCGACCCAGGAAAGCGCGCCGGGAGGGTAGTCGCGGGCCAGTTGCCGCTTCACCTGATCAGCCGTGGAAAGCTTGCCCTTGACGGCTGGCGAGGCATGCGGATCGGTGACCGGCGAGGCGGTCGGAGCGGCCATGCTCACCCGCCCGGACATCTGATCGCTACGGCAGCACCGGAGCGTCCCTGAACGGCCGCACGGGTATGCAGCGGCAACTCGGGTGAACTGCCCCCGGATATGACGGGTGGCCCTCGACTATGGGCGGCCGGTCGGCCCGGAAGTTCTGACCCGAAGCTCTGGCGCAGCCCGGCGAGCACTTCGGATCCTTCACCGCTTGCCAGCCCAGCAGGTTGCCGTAGGTCGCTGCCATGCCGTCGACTCGCGAGGCCGCAGCAACTCGCTGGCTGCAGGCTCCGGCGTGCATAGCCAGATAGCGCCGTTCCGTGGCGATGGCGTCCAGGATGGCGTCTTTCACCGGCTCGCCTTTAGAGCGCGCATCGACGGCGGCAGCCTGAACGCGCCTGCAGGCCGCTACAAAGAACTGGGCCCGCCTCATCGCGTTCGTCCGGACAGCCCAGTGCGTAGCCGGACCCGTGCCTTCCATCACGTCCGGTACCCAGGACAGGATCAGCGCGGTTACGGCAGACAAGGCGGCGGTTCCGATGCCAGCCGAGCGGAAGAGTGCCCTCAGTGCGGCCACGACGCCTGCCACTGTTACTGCGGCACCGAGAGCGGTGATGACGGCTGCGGTCAGCTGAGCCTGAGTCGGCTTCTGCCGGGGTGGTGCCTGCGCCGTGGCTGGCAACCGTCACGCCTTCGTGCTGGTGCCGAAGTTCGGGTCGGAGAACGGCGCGTTCATGTCCTCCGGAAGCGGTGCCTGATCCGACTGCTTCAGCGCGGCCTTCGCGATCTTGTCGGCCGCGTCCACCCCGCCCGCGAGCGAGCCCATCTGGGCTGCTGCCTGCGGCGGCATACCCGGCGGGGGGTTCGCCTGGGCCTGCGCTGCCCGGTCCTTCGCTCCCTGCTGGATGATCTGCTCTACCGCTGACACGTCCAGGTCAAGGTAGGTCGCCAGCCTTGTCGTGATGATGTCCAGGATGCCTGCCGGAACCTGCAGCGACGGGGCAACGGACATCGCCTGGAACAGGGTCACCAGCGCCGTGTCGGACTCGTCGGTGAGCGCGCCGAACTTGAAGGACGGGTAGGCCGCGCCGGGACCGAAGTTCAGGGTCACCAGCGGGGCGATCACGTCATGCGTGATCGCCGTCTCCATCTCGGCGGTGACCGCCTGGCGGCTCTTCAGGAAGAACGCGCTCTGGTCCTGAGACAAGGCGAGCGACCCGCGCCCGAGGCTGGCGAGCGACGCCAGTCCGGTGAACCCGGCCAGGACACTCGATACCTGCCACGTCTCCAGGAAGGACAAAGCGGCCGAGAATTGATCCGCGCCCTTGCCCGATGACTCGACCAGATCGTAGGACTTGGCACCCTGAGGCGGGCGCTCCATTCCCATGACGCCGGAAGCCCGCATGCTAGCCAGGTCGTCGGCGTGGGCGTTGGCCTCACGGGCGCTCTGGCCGTACATGATTACCTTTGGCAATGATTGCTGTTCCAGGAATTGCAGCCAAAGGAAGATTAGTTTTAGCTTGGTACTGTACGCCCAGTAACACAAGTCCAATTCGCCTGTACCGGTCAGCGGCTTTCTGTGCTTACCGTTTATGTAAACCCACGAGCGAATCTGCGGAATTTCCGTATAACCCGGGTACTTGGTTTTCTTCTGCGTGATCCCCGACGCGCCCGCGCCGAACATCCAGTTACGCTGAACGAACCCTTCGGCTGCGGCGGTACGGGCGTTGCGCTTCTGCTCGCAGGTGGAGGCTGGCCGGAATGCGAGCTTCTCGTATACGATTTTTCCGTCAGAGTCGCGAATGCCCCAAACCTTCTCAAAGAAGGCTTTTTTGAACGTTTGCGCCGAGGTAAGCTGCCCGATTACATCTTGAAGCGGGGTTTTCATCCCGCCACCTGTGTGCGGCTCCATGAGCACCGAGCGGCAGAAATCAGCCTCGCCACTGTCACCCTTGGACTTCTCGATAGCACGGCTAGCCTGCCGTATGGGCAGGGTGATCACCGCTTCAATGGCCGCAGCCTGTCCATCCCGGACAAGCATCGTTTCGAGGTCTCTAGCGGTATATTCGCCATAATCCAGTACGGAACCGTCGCCCCAGTAGGCAAACATCCGGTCCGTGGAATCGTACTGAGTGCCGGCTTCGGGGCCGAGAAGCTGACGGCGCTTAGCCGGGGCAAGATCGGGGAACTTTAGCACCCGCGCCGCTTGGGGGTCGGCCACGAAAAGACCTCCCCCTGTCGCCCTAGCTCAGCAGCGCCGCATCGCGCTTAGCTTTCCAGCGCTCAGTAGATGCCTGACGGCACGTCTTGCACTGGCGGATAACTAGGCCATCGCGGCGGCGGGTTGAATAGAAGATGTTCTCGGGCGTGTACTCGTGGCCGTTCTTGCAGTGCGTCCGCTCGCGCTGGGCATCGCCGCACTTTTTCCCGCTGGACCTTGCCAGGCTGGCCTCACGCGAGCAGGTCTTGCACTGCCGGCCGCCGCCCTTTACCGGGTAGATGTTGTCGTCGGTGAACTCATGGCCGCGCTTGCAGTGGGTCTGGCGGGCATGGACTGCCGAAGCCCCCCCGCCGCGGAGCCCGTTCTCCCTGCTCGTCTTCGGCTCCAGGTGGGCCGGGTTGACGCATCCCCGGTGCGGGCATTCTTTGTCCAGCTTGCACACGTCGGGGTCGTGGCACATGTGATCAAGGACAAGTCCTTCTGGAATCGGCCCGACGAACATCTGGTAGGACGCTCGGTGCGCCCCGGTGAGCCGTCCTTCGAAGTAGATACGGCCATAACCGCCGTTGGTGAAATCCGTGACCCTGCGCGGCCAGCACTCGCCTCCGGTGCCGATGGTCAGCCCGGACGCGAAGCGCTCCAGCGTCCACGGCCGGACCGTCATCACCAGAGGGGGCAGCAGCGCGAGACCCTCTCGCTCGCCAGGGGCGAGTTGCGCGGCTTCCCACCGGGACAGGTCGGGCAGGCCGTGAGCCGCCCGGAGTTCCCTCGCGAACCGGAGAAGCGCCCTGGCCGGGACGTACCACTCATTGGGCTTGCCCTGGCGCTTGATGACGATCTGGAACTCGGCGAACTGCGCATGCCGCTGCCGCTCAAGGTCGTAGTAGCCCGGCTCGACGGCGAGAAGTTCCTCGATCCGCAGCTTGAGCATGCGCGGCCGGAGCTGCGTAGTCGTCCCGATCTTGATCAGGCTGCCGCGACGGGCATAGTACACGACGGGGGCATGCGGGGTACGGTGACTCACAGCCGGACCAGCTTCCGGTCAGGCCCCGGATAACGGTGTTAGAGCACCGCCGGGGCCGCTTGATTGTTAGGCCCTATTTTAGCAGGTCAGGGCTAGTTTGATACCGTTCTAGGGTTGTGCAGCCCGGGTTGTCCCCTGAGCACGTGCGCCGGGGTCGCGGTGTCTACAGAACCGTCCGGCGCCAGCACGATCCCGCCCGCAGCCAGCAGATTGATAGTGAACGGCGAGGCGGGATTGAGCGGAAGACAGGAACCTTCGGGCGCGATCCACGACGCGACGGCCGACCAGACCTGAAGGTCTCGCTGGGCGGTGTAGAGGACGGTGGCCACGGACTCACCCGCCCTGCTCGACCCGGTCCCGTGACTCTGCGCAACCGGCCCGCTGACCTGCGGCGACTTACCATCACTCACCGGCCGGCAAGCATGACGGGAGGGCGACGGGATGACGCTGCGTAACCGGCCTCAGCGCCAGCTATGCACGTTCGGCCTTGACGGCCTTCCGTCGTCGTCCTGAGGCGCGAACGAGTCCACGCCCCATCCGTCGTCCCGCTGGCCGTAATCGGCCTGCTGCTGAGCCGCGCGCCTGTGACGAGGGTCGGAGGGGCGCGTCATCTGGTCCAGCTCGGCCTGAAGGGCGTACTGCCGGGCGTTCGGCTGGTGCGGAGTCGAGCGCGGCCACAGGGCTTGCACCACCGCGTCGCCGTCGTCAGTTGACCGGCCGAGCCGCTTGACGATCTCGTCCTTGGACTCCACCTGGATCTTGCCGCCTGACAGCACCTTCCACTGCGGTGCCGAGAGATCGCCGAGGAGCATGTCATCGTCGGGCAGGCAGATATCGGAGCCTGACGACGGGTCCAGCAGTTCCCTGACCGACCACCACGCGCCGCTGCGGACGTTCGCGAAACCCAGCTCGCCCGTGGCGTCAAGCCGGTCGCACCGGGCGGATGCGTTGAACGCCTCGACCGTGTACTCCTGCTCGCGCAGCCGGTCGACCACGCCCGCGCCGATGCCGATCACGTCGACCACGGGGACACTCCGGCCGTTGTCGGCATCCACCACGCCTTTGACGCGGCCGGTGGTCTGCATCGTGTCTTCCTTGACCGACCGCCGCAGGCCGGTGATGACCGGTCCTTGCCGCGGCGCCAGGACCGTCTTGTCCGAGCCCGACCGGGCCACGTCCACGCCGACTGTGCGCGGCCAGCCGCCGTCCGGCCGTCCCGCCAGGTCCCATTCATGCCACCTGAGTACCGCTGCCTCGGCCCACGCGAGCGGGATCACGCTGTCCTCGTCGCCGGCGTGGAACTCGCCGAGCACCCTGTTGACGTAGATCGCGGACTGAGTGCCCCACTGGCGGGCGCGCTGGTCAGCCCACGCCTCGTCGACCTGCCCCGCGGCTATCGCCCGTTCAAGCGTGATGTGTACCGGGTGCCAGTCCTCGTAGCCGGGACGGTGGGTGCAGATGTCGTAGAACCGGCCGGCCGGGGATCCTGGCGTGGACAGCGTCAGCGCGAGGGCTTCCCCGGTGCCGCCCAGCGCACCCTCGCAGGCGTCGAACGTTCCTGCCGGGATGGCCTTGGCCTCGTCGTAGACGAACAGGAGGCTGTCAGCGTGCGCACCCTCGATCAGCGCCGAGTTAGCCGATGCCCCGGCGAACGCCGCGCCGTGGTTCAGCCTCAGGTTGAGGTTCTGAAGCTCCTGGCGGGTGAACGGGCGCCCGTCCCGCACCTTGTCCCACCGCAGCCGGCCGGACCACTTGTGGATTTCCGGCCAGAGGTAACGAGTCAGCTGCATCCAGGACCCGGCCGTCGTCGCGACCTTCCAGTCAGTCCCGGCAGCGTCTCTGGTGAGCGCGAACCACAGCACGGTGACCGCGGCGATAGTGCTGTTGTGCGTCGGAACCATCGAGTCGCCGGCAAGGTACAGGTGCGAGGGCGAGTCAACCTCGATGCACTGCGTTGGCTGATCGGCGACCTTGCGGATGTCGGTAATGGTCCGCTGGGTGTGGCGGGATGCGGCTCGTCCGCGCGGCTTCCAGTTGTAGCGCTTGAGGTGGTACGGGTTGAAGTCGAACCGGGCGGCGATTCGCCACCGTCGGCCGACCACGCGCCCGTACAGCTTGGAATCGCTCTCGCTGACGCGAACAACTAGGCCGAGCGACCGCAGCACTTCCGCGAAATCAAGCGCAAGCAGCTCGCAACTCAGGGAGATTTCATCGCTGCCGTCGCCAGCCTGCCGGTAGCCGTCCGAGTCCATCAGGCCGCGCACGAGTTCGATGCGCTGCGCGGCGGATGCGCGCTTGTAAACGCCCGGGATGTGCTTGTTGCCCAGCACCCCGAGAGTCCGCAGTCTGCCGGCCATCGAGTTCTGCTTGAAGGCGACACTGCCGCCGCGGCGGAGCGGCTGAGTCGAGATGCCCACCGTCAGGGTTACGGGCCGTTCCTTATGCGGGCGCGGAGTCCCGTGATGGTACCCAGCCCGCGCCAGGTGGCCTTGCAGGCTCGGCCAGTCACCGGAATGAACCGTGACCGCAGCCGTGGATGAGGTACCGTCGCCGAGCCAGTAGCCGAACAGGTACGGGTCCACCGGAAGGTCGGCTTCCGGGAGTTCCAGTGCGCTCGCGACCGGGATACGCCACCGGAGCTGGCCGCCGCGGGTGCGCAGCCGCTGCGCCATGTATGCGGTAGTGACGCACTTGGTGTTCGCCCAGTGGTCGCGCCAGTCGCTAACCTCTATGCGCCGGCGCTCGGGCCGAGGCGTCCTCGGCCGGGTGTAGACATCAACTGCGTTCCACTCATGCTGACCATGGGCCGTGATCACGGTGCCATCGGCGAACTCAACTTCGTAGGTGTCACCGTGCCAGACAGGCGACTTCGCAACCACGGAACATGGCCTGCCGGCCTCATCGAACACCCGGTCGCCGGGGCGAAGATCGCCGATCGTAGACCAACCGGAAGGAGTGGGTATGCGCACATTCAAATGTAGCGCTTTGCCCAGCGTATGGGGACCGCGGACAGCTTCGCGCTTGCGGGACGGAAGCTCGCCGATGATCTCCTGCTGGTATTCCTTCAGCCCTCCGCCGCGCCAGTCGATGCAGTCTGCCGCGAAGCCCAGCGGGTCGTCGTAGTACCTCGCCACGCCGCGCTTGATCCGCGACGCACGCGACTGAAGCTCGCGCAGGTAGCGCAGGCGGTCAAGCGGTGCCTGGATGAGCGGGGTCGCTGGCGGCAAGCTCGGACTCCAGGCGCGCGATGTTGGCCTCGATGTCCTCGGGGGTGACGATCTCCACCCGCGAGGTAACCGGCGCGTCGTAGCCGTAGGACTTCGCCCGGCGCTCGATCAGCCGCAGGATCACCGCCGAGTGAACGGCCACCGGGCCGTCGTCCAGCACGTCCTCGAAGACCGGGATGGGCTTGCCGTCCGCGTCCAGCTTCTCGATGCCGTCCGCGTGGCGCTCCACTCCGGTGAACCGGCGCACTACCCGGCCCTGGGACACGGCGACGTGCTGGCGTTCCAGGACTTCCCAGTTCTTCTCGATCAGCCGGTCGATCCGCTCCAGGTCGATGCGCTTGGCGAGTGCCGCGCCCGGAGTCGGGATCGACGCGAACGCCCGCTGGACCGCGTCGTAGGCGTGACCCTTGGACGCGAACCCCAGCTCGGCGGCGATGCGCGGGTAGCTCCAGCCTTCGCCGTGCAGCTCGGCCGCGCGCATGTCCCGGGACGCGCTGGCGATAGTACGGCGGTACTCGCCGTCACCGCCCCGGGTTCGCGTGGCCATGGGTTCGCGTGGCGAGGGTCAGGAAGCCGGAGCGGCCTGCGGTGCCACGACAGGGCTGCCGACCACGAGAGTCGCGGCGTCGCCAGCCGTAACGTTGATGGTGTCGGCGAAGCTCAGCACGCCGTCAGTCCACGACACCTGGGCGGTACCGGGAGCGACGGCGCTGAATACCGAGGAGCCGTCCGCGTTCTGGGTCAGCGCCACCACGGCGCCCCCCGAGTCCTCGGCGATGGCGATCACGTCGCCCGTGACCGGGAAGCCCTTCGAGTCGGCTTCGCTGGCCGCCGGGTAGGTGGCCTGGTCGGTGTCCTTCATGGTGACTGCCATGTCTGGTCCTGTTCTCTGCAGGGGGAGGTGCTCGGCCGGACGGCCTTGCGGGCTGATGACGGGGTTGCCGACGCGGATATGCGCGGCCGGCTCAGTGAGCCACTTCGCGAACTCGCCCGCGGCGTGAAGTACGGACTGCCCGGTGAAATCGTCCTGCGGGCGGCGCGCGTACAGGTCGACGGCGAGCCTGAGGCTTTCGAGGCGGATATCGGGACCGCACCGCACGAGCTGCGCGGGGAGGTCCTGGATTTCGGTCACGGGAGCCTCCTAGGCGGCACGGAGGCGCCGTACCTGAGCATCGGTTCCGGATGCGGCGATAGCGGCCTGGCGTGCCCTGTACTCGGCTTCGACTACATCGGGCCAGCGGTACAGCGGGCGGCGGGGCGGGCTGCCCGGGACCGGCTCGAGGTAGCCGAGGTGGCGCCAGCGGGTGATCGTGCACTCGGCGACGCCGATGAGTGCCGCGGCGGTCTTGGTGACCACGTACGTGACGCCGTCCGGGGCCGGAGGCGGGAGTTCCACGGGAGTTCTCACCCCCGGAAACGAAAACGGCCCCCGGCGGGTGATCCCGTCCGGAGGCATACCTCGGCTTGCTGCGAGCGAGTTTAGGGGGCCGGCCCGCGCAAGTCCAGTTAGCCGGGTCAGGAAGCCTGGGCGTCTTCCAGGTGCGGGTAAGCGGCATCCCATGCCTCGAACTCGTCGAGCGAGAGGAGCCTGCCGCATTCCGGCGTCCCGCACTCCACGTAGTCAGTTCCCTCGGTCCAGAACAGGCTGTACCGGTCGCATCTCGGGCACGGGCGCCCTTTCTGGTGCCTGCCCGTCCCGGCCTTCGCTGATGAGGCGAGCCGCTGGTGCCATTCCCGCACCTCGGCGGCGAAGTCCTCTGCGATATCGCAGTTGGCAATCAGGGTGTCGAAATGGCTGACGAGCCACGCCGTCACGGTGGTGATCTCGGTAGCGAGGTAGCCGCGCCGCGGCAGCGGGTCCTCGCCGCGGGCCGCGGACTCCCAGCCCCTGAGCATCGAGGCGAGGTCGTCCAGGTCGTCAGCCGCAGGAGAGGGTGACAGGGTGCGGGGGGTTCCGCCTACGCGCTGGCGTTCCGGTGCTCCCCGGTGGCCGTCTGATGCTGCCGAGGTGATCGAGGCGAGGTCGTCCAGTTCGGCGAGTTCGCGGCGCACTGATGCGGCGTCCCTGGCGCAGAACACCGGATCGCCGGGGACGGGCAGCAGGTCTTCCGGGATCTCGCCGCCGCCCGCGGTGATCCTGCGGAGCCTGGCGTTGCAGGAGCCGGGGCAGGTGCTGTCCGATGCCAACTATCACCCCCGGTGCGCGTGACTGCCTATGAGGCTATCGCGCCAGGACGGGCGGTGATCCTTCCTTACTCCGGTGCCGGCCGGTCAGGAACGCACGAGCCGCAGCGAGGGAGCCTCGTGCACGCCGGGCACTGCCTCGCCGTCGCCGTCGAGCGCCCGCAGCTCAGGCGGTTTCATCTCCGCTACCTTCGCCAGGACCGGCCAGTCATCGGCGCATACGCCGTAGGACGGGGGCTTCCAGCCGGGCCGGGCTCGGGCGTACTGGTCGGGCCAGGACCACGACAGGTAGCAGGGCAGCAGGCCTCCGGTATTCGGGACCGGCTCGGGCATGGCGCCGGCCGCGACCATGAGCCGGTCGGCGCGGGCGGCCTGCCGGGCGTGGTCCTCGTGCCGCTTGCAGTACCGCGCTATCCGCCAAGTCCCGTCCTGCGGGCTGGTGACGCGGGCCGTCAGGTGCAGCGTCGCGCGCTGGCCGCAGGGGCCGTCACGGCGGATCATCGGCGCCTCGCACCGGCCGTCGTGGTCCCAGGGCTCAGGTTCCCAGCGGGGCGCGTCGGCCGCGATGTAGCGCCAGAAGTCGTCCCAGGTCCGCATGTGCAGGATCTCGCTGACCCGCTCCCACGGCTCGGGTGCCCGCTCGGCGAGCGCCCAGATCGAGGCGACCGCGAACATGCGGACATCGGGACCGCGCCGGGTCGGCAGCGTGAACCGGTCATCGGCCATGACGCTGGCGAGCCGGTCGTGCACCGCCATCATGCGCTTGAGTTCCCTGCCGTCCATTACGGTGCTATGCCCTCTTCCCAGTCCCACTCGCCCGATACGAGCCGGTAGGCGTCGTTCTCGCCCGGGCCTCGAAGCTGTACTCGTCGCCCTTCCAGTTGGCTTTGGTTACGGTTTCGAGCGGGCATCCGGTGAGCGCTCTCGCCATCTGGTCGATGACCCACAGCTTGCGGGCTTCGCCGTCGGTCGAGGCGTAGCGGCGGGCGAAGTCCAGGGCGCGCTCTATCCGCTGGTCCGGCGGCGGGGTCCAGGTCGCGTGCCTCAGCGAGTGCGCCAGGATCGCCTGCTCGCCCTCGATCATGTCGCCGAGCTCGGCCCTCAGCCGCCCCAGCCAGCCCTGGTCGCCCTTGACCGTGATGGTCCAGGTTCCCTGCGGCTGGTCGTCGTGCTCTGCCATTGGTTCAGTCTCCCTCTACCTGGCTGCGTGAACCGGTGATTGCGGGTGCCGTCAGGTTCTCGGGTTCGAGGCTGAAGAACAGGATCACGGCACCGCCGGGTGCTGCCAGCTTCTCTTTGGCCGCTGCCACGATCTCGCCGAATACCTCGCTGCGGGG